GACAACAAGGACTTCTTTAAGAAAGATGTTGGTTATTGGTAACAATATGGCAAAGATGAAACCTTGGGTTAAGATCCCAATAGATATTGTACAGGAAACTTATGTCTTAGTTAGAGAAGGGGATGGGCTTACTATCAAGGGTAATAAGATTGGATGGGTAGCTTGGAACGAAGATAGTACTTTTAAAGATATATCCGATGAAATTTAGATTGGAAGAAGTCTTTTAGTAGATCCTCACAGAATTAGTTACACTTGGTTGACAACAATTATAACAGAGATATTGAATACTAAGGAAAATTACATTAAGTTTAGGACATCTAACAGTGTTTACAAATTAACAAAATTAGCTAGATATGGCAACAGCGACATTGACCTACGATTTAAACGATCCTGATGATAAACAAGCACATTTAAGAGCTATTATGTCATTGGATTTAGTATTGATGATGTGGAAATATGACCAGCATTTACGATCAGAATATAAACATGGTGGCAATGAAGGGGCATATGAGTATAGAGAGAAATTCATTCAAATGATGAATGAATATAATATAGATTTAGATCAATTAATATCATAATTTATGGAAATTAATAAAGAAGAATTACACAGACTATACATGGAATGGGTGAACAAAGTAGCCGATGAGTGTGATTGGAAAACTACATTTGGAACTGAAGAAATAGTAAATTCAATTGCACGTATTATAGAAACACATCCTGAATTAATTAAAAATAATAATAACTAACATGAGCACAATATTTCCCTGGATTATTTCATTCGCAGTAGTTGTATTAATACTTATTATTAGTATGATTGTGGATCAAATAACTAAAAAAAGATAATGTATAAAGAAATAATTGTTTTCTTAGCTCAGACCTTATTTAACATATTCAAAGTATTGGAAATAAAGTACACTTACCAAAATAAAATAGGGGCTTTGCTAGTAAACTCGGTGTGGATAAACTTAGTAGCATTAGCTTCAACCTATTATGCAATAGATGATTTGCTAAATGGTAATTTTACTATTATAATATTTTATATTGTTGGATCTGTATTGGGTAAGTATCTTGGTATGCAGTTTGGAAATCCTCGTAATAAGATTTGGAAGAAACTATTTAATAAGTAATAATTATAACAATTAATTAATACTATATATAAACTCTGATAGATATTTATATATGTACAACAAATCTAATATACTTTCCATGCAACTGAAAGAAAATATCAAAAACAGAATACTTTTTATTTTAAAAATAAACGAAAATTATGGGGTTGAACATCATTCTCATATTGGATTAAGCACTGGTCTTTATAACTCCTGCCGATTTATGACTGACATGCTTGAAGAAGATAATATCGATTCTAAAATGGTTGTTGTAAATGACAATAATGATATTGATCGTGAAGTAAACAACTACAACCCAAGCCATGTTATTATTGAAGCATTATGGGTAGTTCCATCTAAATTTAATGTATTAGTTAAGTTGCATCCTAATGTTAAATGGATAATTAGATTACATAGTGAGATACCATTTTTAGCAAATGAAGGAATGGCAATGAAGTGGTTAGGTGACTATAGTGAACATGAAAACGTAATTATAGGTTGTAATTCTCCGCAAACAACTAAAGATATAAAGTTTTACTTATCTCATAAAAATGGTTGGAATAAAAAAAGTACAAACCAAAAAGTGATTTATTTGCCTAACTTTTATCCACAAAAATTTAAATGCAAGAAATTAGATAAATCAAAAACTACAATTGATATAGCTTGTTTTGGTGCTATTCGTCCATTAAAAAATCATTTGATTCAAGCAATCGCAGCAATACAGTTTGCTGATAAGATTAATAAAAAACTCAACTTTCATATAAATTTAAGAATACAACAAAAAGGAGAGCCTATATATAATAATCTAATTGGATTGTTTAAACATCTTGAACATAAAGGTCATAATCTAATTGTTCACAAATGGTCAACTCGTGAAGAATTTTTAAATTTATGTTCTACAATGGATTTAGGAATGCAAGTATCACTAAATGAAACATTTAATATTGTAGGAGCTGATATAATTTCACAAGGAGTTCCATTAGTTCCATCTAAAGAGATACCTTGGTCTAGTCAACATTTTGTTTCTCATCAAACTAATACAAGTGAAATTTTCGAGACTTTGTACAGGACATATAAATATTCAAGAATTAATGTTTGTTTGAACCAAATACTATTGAAGTTATATACAAATAAAAGTCGTAAGGTCTGGATAAAATATTTTAAGTAGAACTAAGAAAATATTAATAAGAGGTATTTATATATATGAATAAAATATTAATACTTCTATTATTATCTTTTAGTTGTCTATCGCAGATAGTAACTATAAAACATCATAGTTATACTACTAATTTTGATCAACAGACAAATTATCCAAAGATGGTAGAGTGGTGGCTTACAAGATCAATGTTAATTTGTTCATCAAAAATAAAAAGAAGTGATAACTTTCTACCAGATCCTATGGATTCTAAAGGAACTAACTTATCTTTATTTTATATTGGATCTGGGTATGATCGTGGGCATAATATGCCAGCAGACGACAATCAATGTAGTATGGTTGGCATGAATGAATGCTTTTATTATTCAAATATGACTCCACAACATCCTATTCTTAATAGAGGTTCATGGAAGGATCTTGAGGATTTAATAAGAGTAATAGCATTAAAGAATGATTCAGTTAAAATCTATTGTGGATCTATAGGTAATTTAAAAACAATAGGTAAATTAGTAGTACCTATGTTTTGTTGGAAGGTTGTTCATATAAAAAAAACTAATCAAACTACCGCCTATATATTCAAAAATGATGAAACATCTGTTGGGCACCCTACCAAATTTGAAGTACCATTACAAGACTTAGAAAATAAATTAAAATATAAGTTTGTTTTTAAATAAAAGTTTTATAGTTTTGCCTAAAGATAAAATAATTATGGCAGAAGAATTTAAAGTAGATACGGTAGTAGCAAGTGTAATTGCTAAGTTCGAACGTAGGGCTAGGATGGGTAAGGCCAAGTATAATACAGATCTTGATAGAACTGATTTAGAAAAAATTGAATGGATTAACCATGCACAGGATGAAGCAATGGACTTAATTTTATATTTAGAAAAGTTAAAACAAGAATTACAATGACAAACATGGAAGAATTAAATGCAGAACAATTAGAGCAACCATCAGTAGAATTAGTAGAAGATGATGTAGTTGAAGATATCAAACTAGATCAGGTAGTAGTTATTGCAAAGTTAAGCAATGGTAAGTACCATCAGGTAATGGTTACAAATGCACAGGTAGATACATTAATTAATGCTCTTGATCAAATTTGTGAAGGCATAAGAGTATCTGATCAAGAATTGATAGGAGTTCAGTTTGAATAAAAGTTATTTGGTCAAAAGGCGAGGAAGGCACACGCACTGAAAGTATACAAAGTCTCTCCAGATGCAGGTTGAGCTGTAGTATACTACTGAAGGCTCACATTTCCCGGTTCGAATCCGGTTTGACTAAAAATATAATGATCGAGATAGCTCAAGTGGATAGAGCACTGGGAGGTATGAGCAGGTGTGCCCCAGAGATTAATCAGTTCGATACTGATCCGATCACTAAACAAAAAAAGTTATGTTAGATTTAATACTTGACAATTTCCCAGAGGAATCATTCCTTAAAGCAGATGGATTCGATGAAGCTGTTATTGGTTTAGATGAACCATCACTTCGTCTAATTTACTCAGTTAAAAAGATAATAGATATTCTTATTGGAGAAGGGATGACTGAGGAAGATGCATTGGAGCATTTTTATTACAACGTATCAGGTGGTTATGTAGGAGAACTTACTCCTATATGGTGTCAAGATAAATTTTAACATGATATCTTATAGATCACATGTGATCCCTTACAAAGATAATTTTACCCCATTACAAGTACCAAGTGAAAAGCTTGGTGCAATAGAATCCTTTTGTTTAAAAGTTATTGAGGCCAAGAAGTCAGAGCAACATCATCAAAGCGATCCCAATCAAGAGTTCAAGAGATTTTATACAGGTATAACCGGAGAGGCAGCTATAGAGGAACTACTAGGTGTTAGCTTTATTGATTATAATGTAGGAGATTCATCGACATACCATAAGTCAGATCTAAAGTCATTAGGAATCAATGTAGGGATCAAGACAGT